CAGAAAACCTGCTGGTCTGCGACATCACCGGCTACTGTGCGTGCTGCACACCCTATGCGGATATCAACCGCAACGAGGCGGGGCAGGTGCTGACGGCCTCCGGCCGGTGGGTGACCATCGGCGATGCGGTGGCGGTTGACCCTGACATTATCCCACTTGGCAGCACCGTGACCATCGGCGGCAAGACCTATATCGCCGCCGATACCGGCGTGAAGGGATTTGCGGTGGACGTGCTGATGACCCACGAGGAGGCGCACCGCGCCGCGCCGGAGTGAGACGGGAGCTGGTGAGATGGGAATGACCAATTGTCCCGTCGAATGCCCTGATCGGCGGGTAGCTTGCCGCACTGGCTGTCCCGTTTGGGAGCAGCACGAGGCGGAGAAAGCCATCTCCTACGCGGAGCGGGTCAAGAACAACGAGTTCAAGGAGTACAAGGGGCGCGTGATGCGCAAAGCATACAAGCGCATCCAACAGGGCGCGAAGGGAGGACGGAAATGAACCGATTGAAGGAACGGCGGCTGGAGCTGGGGCTGACGCAGGAGGCGGTCAGCGGTGTGCTGAAGCTGGTGGATCCCCGTATCGACACCTGCATGGTGAGCCGGTTTGAAAACGGCGTGTGTCTGCCCACGGAGGAGGTGCTGACAGCGCTGGAGGCGGCACTGCGTACCAGCCGGGCATATCTATACGGCGAAGAGGACAAGGCCGACATACCCCAGCGGACGGCGGAAACGGAGCGTATTTCGGCGCTGATCCCCCACGGGCGGCGAAACGCCATCAGCCGTGCGGAGCTGGCGGCGGAGATGCAGACCTCCGACCGGATGATGCGCAAGGCCGTCAGCGAAGCCAAGCGGCAGGGCGTGATGATCTGCAACGACGGCGAGGGATACTACCAGACGGAGGAACTGGGCGACCTGTACCGGCAGTACAAGCGGGACACGGCGCGGGCCATGTCCATCCTCAAGGCGCGAAAGCCGATGCGGGACGTGCTGAAAGCGGCGGGGCGACCAGTATGAGAAGCGTGATGCAGTATTGGGAACCGGAGCGGCCCTTAGAGCCGAAGGATTACGATATGCCCGTCTGCCCCGTGTGCGGGGAGGAGACGGACACTTTCTACAAGAACAAGGACGGCGTCATCGTGGGGTGCGAGTTTTGCATTGAGACGGTGGACGCATGGGAGGACCAGAAATGAGTATGTGGGAAAGGCGGAAGAATAATGCTGAAATCATTTAACGAGTTGATACAGGTGGATGTAAAGCCGTTTTGCGATCTTCGAGACGCAAAGGACGAGAAGGGTAATGTTATCAAGGTCCCTTATTTGAGCTGGGCAAAGTGCGCGAAGTTGCTCCACGAAAACGGAGCATCCAGCGTGTGGTATGCCCCTCGTAGGTGCCCGGAAACGAATACATACCTGTGGCCGCAGGCCAAAATTACTACCAGTAAAGGAAGGATTACAGAATGCTGGTTTGTGTCTGTTGAAATCCACATTGACGATTTGGAGTTTTCTTACGACATGCCTCTGCTGAACGGGTCCCTTGTGGTATATGAGGATACGTTGAACCAACTTCGCATAAACAACGCGCTGGCGAGAGCTTTCGTTAAAGGTGTTGCCGTGCGTACCGGTCTTGGGTTTGACCTTTGGGCAGAAGGTGACGGAGACGATGGTGAGGACGATTTGAGCCGTCACAGTATCTTTGCCATAAAGGAGAGACTGGAAAGGCTAATCACCATGAAAGAACGAAACGGGCTTGACCACAACGACCTGCTTCGGGGACTTGGGATCAACGAAAAACAGCTTGTGCAGTTGATGGGTTATTTTGCAAAGCTGGACGCGCTTGAAAAGGCTGTGAGTAAGCTATGATACGAAACCACGACAGAAGCGGGTGGTTTGGCGCAAGCGACACCGCCACCATCATGGGGAACTGGAATACAGAAACATTTCGCAGATGGTGGCTGGTGAAGCTGGGTGTTAGAAAAGACAGGTTTGTCACACCGTCAATGCAATGCGGCACGGCTTACGAACACAAGATACTTGACGCGCTGCGCGTGAAGATACGAGACAGGCAGATACGCATCCGTTCGCTCCGTTTGCGGGTGAACTATGACGGGGAAAGCAGACAACTTATTACCGAAGTGAAAACGCACAGCAAACCTGTGTTCAAGGTTACGAAAGCGTATTGGCAGCAGTGCCAGGTGGAGATGTTTGCCAGCGGATGCGGATTGTTCCGAAAGAGGAAGTTTTGCAGGATCGTGGCATACCGCGTTACAGAAGACGAATTGTTTAATTTTTTCCTGCCAATAGACGAAAACAGGTTGACACAGCACAAGGTTGATTATGACGCGGAGTGGGTCGAGGGGTGTTATCTACCTCGCCTTAGGTATTTGGCAAAATGCCTACGAGCAGGACATTGGCCGCAGGAGGAAGAATTATGCGGCAGGTAACGGTTAACGCGGCGCGTTGGTCGCAGGACAGCGAGGGCGCGTGGCTCTGTCTGCGGGTAAAGTCACCGGAGGCGGCGATGGAGGTCTGTGACGCGCTGAAGCCTGGCAAGGAGTACACCGCCACCATCAAGGGAAAGGGACGGAGCCTCGATGCCAACGGGTATGCGTGGGTGCTGCTGGACAAGCTGGCGGCGCACTACGGCGTTGCGAGAGAGAAGGTATACCGGCAGGAGATACAGAGCATCGGCGGCGTCAGCGAAGTGCTGTGCCTGCGGGAAAAGGCGGCGGAGGCGTTCTGCCGAAGCTGGGAACGGAACGGTATCGGCTGGATGACCGATACCGGCCGCAGCAAGCTCAAGGGCTGCGTAAACGTGACCGTCTGGTACGGCAGTTCTGTATACGACACGGAGCAGATGGCGCGGCTGATAGACGCCATTGTGCAGGACTGCCGGGATGTGGGCATTGAAACCATGACGCCGCGAGAGCTGGATGCCCTTGTGAGCCGGTGGGGAGAGGTGAGCGTATGAACGACAGGCGATGCTTTTTGTGCGGGCGGAACGACCCAAGTGACCCGCTGGAGCGCCACCACATTCTCGGAGGCGCGAACCGGAAGAAGAGCGAGAAGTACGGCCTTGTGGTGTACCTGTGCGGCAATCGCTGCCACCGGAACGGGCGCGGCGCGGTACACAAGAACGGCGACCAGATGCGGCGTCTGAGGCGGTACGGGCAACTCAAGGTAATGGAGGAGCAGGGCTGGACGGAGGAGGACTTCCGCCGCGAGTTCGGAAAAAGCTACCTATGAGAGGAGATTTGAAATGCTGAACAAGATTTTTATCATGGGGCGGTTGACCCGCGATCCGGAGCTGCGCAGGACGCAGAACGGCACCGCCGTCACCAGCTTCACGCTGGCGGTAGACCGCGACTTTAAGAATGCGGACGGCACCAAGGACACGGATTTTATTGACGTGGTGGCGTGGCGCAACACCGCCGAGTTCGTATCCAAGTATTTCTCCAAGGGCCGTATGGCCGTGGTGGAGGGGCGCTTGCAGCTGCGGGACTGGACGGACAAGGACGGGCACAAGCGCCGGAACGCCGAGGTGCTGGCGGACAACATCTACTTTGGCGATGCCAAGAAGGACGCGGACAGCGGCGCGGCGCGACCCACCGGCTTTAACGAGATCGAGGACGACGGCGACCTGCCGTTCTGATGGGAGGGGTAAGCGGCATGGATTACTGGCACAAGCAGTACACCTGCCCCTACTTCACCAGCAGCGAGAAACGGCGGGTCTGCTGCGAGGGCGGAAGCCGCGTCAGCTTCGAGACGGGCGGCGCTGCATCCCGCTTCATGAATCAATCCTGTGCCGGTGCGTGGGAGCATTGCACCATCGCACGGCACCTGACGGACGAGTACGAGAGAAAGGAAGAAAAGAATGGGAAAGATGCAGGATGAGATCAAGGGTCTGCTGCGGCAGAATCGGCACCTGGAAAACATCGTACAGGTGGCGCTGGACAAGGAGCGCGGCGTTTACGTCATCGGGGCGATGAAGAAGGAGTGAGGCGGTGTGAAGCGCAAACAATTCACGTTTTACAGCTCCTACTGGGATGCAATACAGCCTCTCCCCAAAAAGCAGCAGGCGGAGATCCTTCTGGCGATTTGCGACTATGCGCTGAACGAAACGGAGCCGTCCAGCAGTCTATCCCCCGCCGCCAGTGTCGCGTTTAATTTGATCCGCCCCACACTGGACAGCGGCAGAAATAAAGCCGCCAACCGCCAGAACAAATCAGAATCAAACGGATAACAAACGCACAACAAACGCACAAGGAGAAAGAGGGGGAGAAAGAGAGAGAGTAAGAGAGAGAGGGAGAGTAAGAGAACGAATGTTATATATTACGGCGGCGGGAGTATGTACTACCGGAGGAGGAAGAAATGGACAGATGCGAGGTCGAGAAGCTTTTTACCCTGTTTTCGCAGTTCTGGCCGAACAAGCAGGTCACGGCAAAAATGAAGCTGGCGTGGGAGATCGCCTTAGAGCCTTACAGCTATGCGGACGTAAGAGCCGCCGCCGTCGCCTATGCCAGACGCAATAAATTTTTTCCCGATGTGGCGGATATCACGATGGGCATTGAGCCGCAGGAGGAGCAGACGCAGGAAGAACAGGCACCGGACACGATGGAGCGTTTTGCATGGATGCGGGACTACGTCCACAAGGAGCGCAAGCTGGGCCGTATCTCCCGCTATGCACGGGAACACGGGATGACGTGGCAGGAGCCAAGGAGGCGCTGGATGGATAAAGGCATTTGGCGCGTGGCCAGAGCGCGGCTGTGCGTGGCCTGTTTGCAGGAGATGGCGGCGGATTACATCATCGAGCCAGCGTTCCACGGATGGGCGCAGGGCGTGTGCCAGCGCTGCGGGAAAGAGCAGAAAATGACGACAGTCAAGCGCTACACCATGAGCAGGCGCGGACTGGAGAAAAGAGGGTTGTTGGATGAACAGTGAGGATCTGATGCGGCTGGGGCCTGCGGCACAGAAGCAGGTCATGGAGAAGATGCGAAAGCCCGGCAAGTACAAGGCGCAGAAGACGCGGCGCGGCAAGCTGACCTTTGACAGCAAGAAGGAGGCGGAGCGCTACGACGCGCTGATGCTGCTGCAAAAGGCCGGGGAGATACGGGGGCTGAAATTGCAGGTAAGATACTGCTTGCAAGAGGCGTACACGACGTTTGAGGGCGACCGGGTGAAAAGTATCGACTACGTTGCGGACTTCGTGTACGAGCGCAGAACGGCGCCTGACAGCTACGGACAGCGGCACTGGTTGCCGGTGGTGGAGGACGTGAAAGGGATGCGTACCCGCGAGTATGCCATGAAAGCAAAGCTGTTCCGCAATCGGTACGGATTCGCCATCCGGGAGGTGTGAGCATGACAGTCTACATGATAGTCACCCGCGATAAGTACCGCCTGCCCCGCTGGTGGGGTACGACCACGGCGGAGCTGGCGCAGTTGTCCGGTCGGAAATATCAGAATGTCCGTGTGGGTATCTGCAAGGCGTTCCGGCACGGCGGCAGCTACGGATGCTATGAGGTGGTGCGTCTGGAGGAGGGTGAGTGATGGGCAAGCAGATTGCGATAAACACCGACTGCATGGAGTATATGCGGACGCTGCCGGACAAGGCGTTTGACCTTGCCATCGTAGACCCGCCGTATGGAATTAGCATTCATGATAGTGGTCGATTGAAAAAATACAATGCCACTGAAACAAGATGGGACGATGCGACTCCGGGTGATGTGTATTTTAGCGAATTAAAAAGATGCAGCAAAAACCAAATAATATGGGGGGGGAATTATTACGATCTTCCGCCTTGTAGGGGATTTGTTATTTGGGACAAAAAGCAGCCGGAAGATATTTCTTTTGCATCTTGCGAATTTGCATGGACTTCTTTCGATACATCCGCGAGAACTTTTTATTACTCGCCGTTGCAAGAAAAGGGGAAAAGAATACATCCAACGCAAAAGCCCGTGGCATTGTACGAGTGGCTGCTGATGAAGTACGCCAAAGAAGGCTGGCGCATTTTGGACACGCATCTGGGTAGCGGGAGCAGCAGAATAGCGGCCTATAACCTCGGCTTTGAGTTTGTTGGATGCGAGATCGATCCGGCATACTTCCGGCTGCAAGAGCAGCGGTTTGCGGAGCATACGGCGCAGGAAAGGTTGTGGTGACACATGGGCAAGCAGCATTTGAGCAGGGACGACCGGATTTTTATGGACGGCAAGCGCAGAGGAACGCAGGAGTGCATGGACATGGTGGCGATGGCGCTGATCGACAAGTGCGGCTGGCACGTCCAGGAGGAGACACCGGACAGCCGGGACACCCACAGTATCGCGTATCTGTACGAATGCTTGGAAAAGATCACACAGGAGATCAACGAGGGCCGCATCAAGCGGAAGCACATCAAGGACGTGCTGAAGGACGAGTGCGGCGTTGTGTTTGGAGATTAGGAGGTGATTTAGGTGAAACATTTAGGCGATATTACGAAAATAAATGGGGCAGAGATTGAACCCATTTGGTGTATTACAGGTGGTTCACCTTGTTAGACAGGATCTATCTATCGCCGGAAAACGCGCCGGTTTGGCGGGAGCGCGAAGCGGCTTGTTTATGGAGCAGGTGCGCATCGTAAAAGAAATGAGAGCGGAGGACAAACGGAATGGACGGACAGGTAACATGGTCCGACCTCGGTTTCTCGTTTGGGAGAACGTTGTCGGAGCATTCAGCAGCAACAGAGGAAAAGACTTCCACGCCGTGCTGGAAGAAATTGCGCGTATCGCAGAACCAGGATTTTCTCTATCTGGACTGCCGGAAAAGTGGAAATGGACAAAAGCAGGAGCCATTGACGGTGATGGGTGGTCTATCGCTTGGCGAACTCACGACGCTAAGGACTGGGGAAAAACCATCCGAGACAGCCGTACAGGAAAGGTTATCCGTCTGGGGACCCCACAGCGTCGCCGAAGAATCTCGGTTGTCGCAGATTTTGGAGGAGAATCCGCTGCCCAAATACAATTTGACCGCGAAAGCGTGTCTGGGGATATTACGGAGAGCGGAGCGGCGGGGGAAAGAGTTGCCAGAGCGGCTGAAAGCGGTTTTAATCCAGCAGTCGCAAGGAGCCTCACCGCAAGAGCGGACGGAAGCCCCTGCGCCGACAGAGGCCCCAACATCGTATGCAGTCCGCATCAGGGGGGCTGTGACGGAGGAGGAAAAGGCGCGTTAGTGCAGACGGAGAAAAGCGGCACGCTGGGTACGGGCAACGACCAGACGATTTTCTGCCTGCAAGGGAACTGCATTGACCGCGCCGATACCGCCGGATGCAACGGCAAGGGCTGGAAAGCGGACGAGAGCTACACGCTGAACACAATAGACAGCCCTGCGGTGTGCGCGGAGGTTGCGTGTATGAATCCGTGGGACGCGCAGAGCGCAAGGGTGTACGATCAGGATGGCGCATGGCACAGTTTGAACGCCAACGAGAACGGCGGCATGGCACGGGACAGCGTATTGTGCGCCGGGTTTAAGCTGGGCAACAGCGAAAAGGCGCACAGCATCGGATACGAGGAAGAAACATCCCCCACGCTGAACGCGGAGTGCGGCGGGAATAAGCCCGCAGTGGTGGCGCTGGACATGACACACGCTTGTGACGTCATCCGCGAGTGCGGGGAGCAGGCACCCAGCTTGCAGGCACGAATGGGAACAGGCGGAAACCAAGTGCCGCTGACATACCAAGATGTGACAGGAACGCTTTCCCCCGGCGCTCATGCAGGGAGCTACAACGGGCAGGACGCATACAACGATATGTTGGTGTGCGGGGCATCCCCGGATGTGGCGCACACGCTGCGGGCAAAGGCAAACTGCGCTTATCGGGAGGACGCAGAGACATACCCGGTGCAGAACATGGTCGTGCGCCGCCTGACACCGATGGAATGCGAACGGCTGCAAGGCTTCCCGGCCGGATGGACGGATATTGGGATTGGGTTAAAACAGATAAACGCGGGTGCGAAATAAAAGTGAAAGGAAGTGCGGACAGCCCACGGTACAAGGCGCTTGGCAACTCCATCGCCCTGCCATTCTGGGACTGGATGCTGCGGCGCATGGCGCGGTATTTGCCGGAGGACGCGACACTGGGAAGTTTATTCGACGGCATCGCGGGCTTTCCGCTTATCTGGGAGCGCATACACGGCAGAGGTACGGCGCGGTGGGCAAGCGAGATCGAGCCGTTTCCTATCGCGGTGACAAAGAAACATTTTCCAGAGGAGGAATGACATGGTAAACGACGCTTTGTTTTCCAGCGACAAGAACTATTGGGAAACGCCGCAAAAGCTGTTTGACGAGCTGGATGCGGAGTTCCATTTTACGCTGGACGCTGCCGCCAGTGATGAAAACCACAAGTGCGCGCGGTATTTCACGCAAAACGATGATGGTTTGCGGCAAAATTGGGGGGGCGAAACAGTGTTTTGTAACCCGCCCTACGGGAGCAAGGAAACCGGGCTGTGGACGGAGAAGTGCTGCCGGGAGGGACAGAAGCCAGGGACAACAGTGGTGCTGCTGATTCCGGCGCGGACAGACAGAGCCAGTTTTCACGACTATGTTTTGGGTAAGGCGGAAATTCGATTCCTGCGAGGTAGGCTGAAATTCGAGCTGGACGGCAAGCCGATGGGAACGGCACCGTTTCCCAGCATGATTGCCATTTGGCGAGGAGGAATGACATGACAAGAGACGAGATCGTGACCGCGCTGCGGTGCTGTGCCGAGGGAGAGTGTCATGGTTGCACAATCCACAATGATAAGCAGCGTTGCCAAGAACGAGTGTTGGATGCCGCTGCTGACCTAATCGAGAACCAGCAGCGGCACATCGAGGCACTGATGCAGGCCAACGCTGGATTGCGTGACACCATCATTCGGCGGGATGCGCAGATCGCGGACATGAGCGAGGGACTGGCGCAGTTTGCCAAGGCCGTAGCGGTGGAGGAGGAGCAGAAATGAGCCTTGAAGTATGCCCGATGACGCTCAAGGAGGCGAACGCCTTTGTGGAGCAGCACCACCGACACCATAAGCCAGTGGTGGGACACAAATTCTCCATCGGCTGCACGGACGGAAAGGAAATCGTGGGCGTTGCCATTGTGGGCAGACCGGTGAGCCGACATCTGGATGACGGATGGACGTTGGAGGTCAACCGGTTATGCACAGACGGCACCCACAACGCCTGCTCCATGCTATACGCCGCTGCTTGGCGGGCGGCACGGGCGATGGGCTACAAGCGACTTGTAACCTACATACTGGACAGCGAAAGCGGCACAAGTCTGAAAGCCAGCGGGTGGAAATGCGTGGGACAGGCTGGCGGCTTGCGGTGGACAGGAAAGCGCAGACCGGAGGTTGACCTATACCCGGCACAAATGAAAATCCGGTGGGAGAAGGAGGAACACGATGGAACGACTGACACAGCGACTTAGAACTGGTGAGGTTCTTATGGCGTCAGACTACGAGGAGAAATACACGGAAAAAGAGTGGATCTGTGTGCTGCAAGTCCGCCTTGCCGCCTACGAGGACACAGGGCTTGACCCGTTGAATGTGAACAACATGAGGGTGGCACATGGCAATGCGCTTTCCACCATTTCGGAGTTGAGAAAAGCATTGGTTGACAAGCGCGAGGAGTTAAAAACTGCTTGTGACAGCATTTCGCAGTTGGATGGTGCCAATAGTAGTTTGATGACTGCAAACGAGAAGCTGGCGGCAGACCGCAAGGCACTTATCAACGAGCTGTGCCAATACTGCGGGAAGTACAAACACGCACACGAGGGCGCCTGTGACGGGTGCAGATGGAGGGAAATGTGATGACCAAGGTCTTTTGCGATATTTGCAAAAAGGAAATTGAATGCGACAGCGAAGCCAGCGAGTACAAGGTGAAGCGGCTTACACACAGTTTCCACGAAAGCTGGTGGGTACGCCTGACGGTGCATAAGGACTGCTGGAGAGAGCTGTGCAAGAGCATTGCGGAAAAGGAGGAGAAAAAGTAAATGGACGCCGTGAAGTTTATCGAGGAGCGCAAAAGATTGTGCGGGACATATGAGATATGCAAAGATTGCCCAGCCAACAGAAACCCGGGGTGTTTGTTCAATTTGAACTATGGCGATGATGCAGATGAACAGGTAAGTTTTCTCGAGGAATGGTCTGCCGCACATCCACGAAAAACGCGGCAGAGCGTGTTTCTGGGCAACTATCCTTGTGCAAGGATTGATAGTCAAAGTGTATTGTACGCCTGCCCAGCAGATGTCTATGGAGACAACGTGTGCCCGAAGAAAAAAGATGCCGCTCCGATAATTTGCTACGACTGCCGCCGTGAGTTCTGGATGCAGGAGGTGGAGTGATGGAACGACTGACGGAACGCTGGGGCGAAGGCGATGTGTGGGTCAAGGAGCACGATTATGTTTCTGCGGCACATCGTTTAGCCGCCTACGAGGACACGGGGCTGGAGCCGGCAGAAGTACACAGTATGCATGGCGAGTGGAGCGCAATGATGTCGGTTTTGAACAGCATCGGCGGAGGTTATGACCGCCTGCGGGAGCTGGCCGAGGCCGACAAGGACGGGCGGATGGTGGCGCCGCCTTGCAAGGTGGGCGATATGCTTTACGAAGTAACGGGCAGAAAAACAATCAGTGTGTATAAAGTTAGATCCATCCGCGTGGAATTGTTCGGCTTGTTTATCGAGTGGGACATTGTAGAAGGGTTTGTTTGGCAATCTCTGTCAGGTATAAACGCCGAGGAAATCGGCAAGACCGTATTCCTGACCCGCGAGGAGGCAGAAAAAGCATTGGAGGCGATGAAGGATGTTTGAGTTGAAACCTTGCCCGTTCTGCGGAGGTACAAAACTCAAGGTCGAGCGAAAGTCTCGTCTCGCGGGCTGGAATGGGCTTGATATGCGCGTAGAAATGCACACCTACTCTGTCCGATGCAACACCTGCCACGCGCGTGGCGGCGCTGTTGGTGGTCGCGTTATGACTGACCCGTGGACACGATGCGCTCAGCTTCCCGACTGGGCTACGACGGACAAAGATCTGGAAGAAAAAGCAACCGAGGCATGGAACAGGAGGGCTGACAATGGCGACAAAGAGAGTGTGTGACCGCTGCGGAGCGGAGATCAACCCGTTCAACTCCGTCACCTATGCCGGTATGCGGCGAGTTAAGAACGACATAAACGACAACGACTACGAGCTGTGTGTTTCGTGCGCTCACGAACTGCGGAAGTGGTTCAATGGGGAGGAGAAGGACAATGGCTGAATACATTAAGCGCGAAGCGGCGATCGCTTATATCCGTGAGCAATCGGAAGAATGTCAAAAAGCGTTTGAAGAGTTTGGCGGGGAAAGCGGAATCTACGCAGACGCCTATAACGATTTGGCGGAGGACTTTTACAGCATTCCAGCCGCCGACGTGGCCCCGGTTGTGCATGGGTTGTGGGAAAGAGAGCCGTCATCTTCTTGGAGGTGGACACCATCTGGCGCGGTAGCGGTTACGCGTACTACTTATAGATGCGGTCTCTGTGGGCGGGGAACCGCTGTAAAATCTAACTACTGTCCCAACCGAGGCGCGAAGATGGACGGAGGTGACAGCAATGAGGCTGATTGATGGTGACAAACTGCAAGAGTTTCCCATTCGGGCGAACCGCTGTGACAAAGAACACGCCAACGAGCATTTTATCAACGGCATTGAGACGGTGTTGGAGTATGCAGAGCAGCTCCCCACCGTAGACGCAGCGGTCGTGGTGCGCTGCAAGGACTGCAAGTGGGACAGGCCGGATACTCTGCTTGACAAACATTGGTGTTCTCGCTTGTTGGGATGTATGGAAGTAAGAGCGGCCGACTTCTGCTCCTACGGCGAGAGAAAGGACTGCGGCGATGCAGAAGGGTGATACCATCCGGGCGCGGTTTCTGACGATGCCGGAGCCGTTCCCCGGCGCCGGGGCGACAAAGGACAATCTGTACCC